CACTTTTATTTGCACTATGGAAAAAAAGAAAAGACGTAAAAAAATAGACGTATCGCTCGACACAAAGAACGTTGACGTAACATTCACACGTGAGGAAGATGGGGATATCGAAATAACTTTGGACACGCCAAAAGTTGATGCTAAATTCACTAAGAATGAGGAAGGCTTTTCACTTGATATTGACGTAAACGATAAAGATTATTACGAATTCGAGAGCAACGGTAAAAACAAGCACTTACCAAAAGGTACTGTTTGGAAGATAACCGGCGCAATGCTTAAACACTTTCTCAAAAATAAGTTTGGTAAACTCAAAAAATAAGTAACAAATGCTTTTAGATTTAGACGATTTCACGGGTAAATATGAGTTGCATACAGGAATGTATGACCAAGCAAAACTGTTGGAGTATATTCAGATATATGAAGAGCAATACCTTATAGACCTATTTGGTGCAACTTTGTATGATGAATTCATCAATGACTTGGATAACAGCAATTATCCTGAATCGCCTAACTTTCAAAAGGTATTTGATCCTTTTCATTTGGACAACACTTCTAACGGCTTTCTTACATCGTACAACACGTACAACAATGTGATAGTATCAAAGGGAATTTTAGATATGCTGAAGGGCTTTATTTACTTTGAATACGTCAAGGATACGGCTAACCAAATCACATCGCAAGGGCAAAAGATTCCTCAAGGGGAAAACAGCCTAACTGCTACTACTTTGTACAACATGATGTACACGCGATATTGGGAAGCATTGAAGACGTATAGAGCCATTCAATGGTACATTTACCGCAATCAGGATTTACCTATTGGATCAGTTCTTGAATTACAGATTATGAATTCAGGCGCTAACTATCCAGGTGATGACATGGTTCCAGCTTTATTTGGCACAGGAACGGGCTTAATCATAGCCTATAAGGTAGTTGCTGGATTAGTTGACGAGGTTGAAGTAAGTGAAGGCGGTATTAATTACCTTGCAAATGATGTTGTTGAAATCCCTGATGGTGATCCAAACGCACTCATTAGAGTGGTAAGCGTAACGAAAGGTGACTTTACAAAGTGGAATGGTGTCGCAAAACAAATGGCGTACTGGTTATGATAAACGAAATTACATTCGAGGTTAATGAATTGGTTGATCAGATCGATACTTCAATTGTTGGAACATACGACAGTGAAACAACTCAATTTGTATCATGTAATACTAAGTGGGCGCGTGTAGGTAAGAATGTAACAGATGCTGATGAGAATAAGTACACAATTACCGAAATCTCGACAGATGAATACGTTACTTTGTCGCCAATTGGACATAGCAATGAGCCTACAAATGTGATTTATTTAAGCAATCCATTTTGGATTACCGGCACAAAGTTAGCGACCAATAGCGAATGGAGTAAAGCCGAGAAAAACCTAATGAAGAAAACGCCATTGATTTGGTTGTTGGAAGTGATTCGGTTAAGACGATTCGGTCGTGACAGTGTAATTGAATTTGAAAGCGATCTAAGGATGTTCTTTTTAGATGAGACGAATGTTGCGCAGTATTACACGGCAGATCACCGCGAGAATGTAGTTTATCCAATGGAAAGGTTATGCGATGAGTTTATCAAAGTAGTGGAGGCAAACCGAAACTATCAGACAATTGAAAATTACGACATTATTACGTTCAGCCGATTCGGTATAGAGCGCGATAACGGGATGTTTCAAAACGTCTTAGATGCAAATTTAAGTGGGGTTGAGTTGAGAATCACCCTTACGAAGTACAAAGAGAATTGTAAATGTTAAATATTTAAAAGCAAAAATTATGGCTTTAGGATGTAATTGTAATGCTGGATTGAGCAACACGGGTAAACCAGGATGTTTACCAATTCAATCCGTAACAAGTGGACTTATAATGGTTCCACTAACAGCGAATGATGGATCGCTTAATTTCATCGACTTAACAGCACCATTACCAACTTGGGCTGATCTTATCAATGAGGCTGATCCTTCAAAAAGATGGTTCCCTTTACAAGGATTTGAAAATGTAGAATTGCCAAAGGCTGATACTATCTTTGAAGAAGCTAACAGTGGGCGTATGGTTTACATTCGTCAAGGTAAGCGTTCATTTGCTGGTGAATTGTGGGGTGAAACTCCAACTTTCTACGGTAAATTAAACACTAACCGTTGTGTACAATTTGGTGTATTTATCGTTGACGTTAACGGTAACTTGATCGGTTCTAAAATTGGTGATGGACTTTATCCAATTCCTGTTGATAACCAATCATTCAATCCAACGTATATGTTCGCAACTGACACCACTACTTCAAAAGTAATGGTAGCGTTTGATTTTGAGCGTTTGTTTGATGAGGGTACTATGTACATGATCACACCAACTGAGGCTGGTCAAAACTTCAACGACCTTAATGGATTGTTAGATGTTAACTTTACTGATAACACTGTAACTGCGGGTACTTTGGTTTCTACTTTAGTATTGGATTACGGTACTGCATTGAACCCTATTCAGTTCTTAGGTGCTGTTGGTGGTGATTTCGCAATCTTAGTTAATGGTGTAGCGGGAACAATCACGGGTGCAACTGAGTCACCGGCTGGAACTTACACTATTACTTTTTCAGGAACAACAGCTGGTGATGACATAGTTATCAGCGTTGATAAGCCTGGATATGATGGTGAAACTTCATTCACTGCGGCGTAATGAGTTACGTTACATTTGGCAAGTATAGCATTCAAGCTGATTTCATTTTGAACAATACGTTTGAGGAGTTATGCGATGCGTTCCAACATATCCCAAACAACGTTCTTGTAGCGGCTTGGGAATCGGTACATGGAAAGCAAAAAAAGCCAAAGAAGAAACCGAAGACCGATAACGAACAATAGTAAAAGGGGGTGTGAAATATCACCCCTTTTTTTGCTTAACTTTGAAGTATGTTTGATCTGATGAATACTCGCATAGGTGAGTTGCTAAACAAAGCGACACGTGTCACATTTGCGGATGTATGGAAAGAGGTATTCAGAGATGAGCAATTCAAGGTTGAGATACTCGATTGGATCAGATGGGATCAATTATACAATGAGGGGGTTGATGAATTTGGGCAAATTATAGGCACTTATTCACGCGCAACAGAAATGTTCAACCCTGAAAAATTAGAAGGAACACCATTCACTTTATATGACACGGGCGAATTTTACAATTCAATGATGATTGAAGTGTTTGATGATTACATTGAGATCAATGGCGATGGTATAAAGGTGGATGAATTTGGACAAACAACAGACCTATTTCAAGAATATGGGTACGAAATTATTGGACTTACTGACGAAAGTAAAGAGAAGTTGGCGCAAGAACTTATCGACAGATTCAATATCGAATATAAGCGACTATTATCAATCAATTGATGATATGCCTTTATTCAACTGGATTAAATGCACTGAAGGCGATTTAACGCACGTTAGGAAGACAAAAGAAGGCAACGCGAATGATGATATTGAAGCATGGACAAAAGTACATGATTCTTACATTGAGGAGTTCGGATTGAGCGAAGTGTATAAAAAAATGCTGGATGCCATGCGTAAAAAGGCATTGATTGAATTGGATTATGTAATTACAGGTGATCGGTTCAAGTTAACTGAAGCCGAAATACAGACAGCTAAATTGCAATCAATGATGGCAAACGGTGGTAATGGAATGACAATTGAACAGACGTTAATTTATATAAGCAAGTGGATTGGTCAATGGATTAATACAAAGCAAATAACGGCAAGGGAATATTTTAATTTGTTAAAGGAGTATGGCAAAGCAAATAAAAGCAACTGATATATTTGAAAGCGAAGATATATTTCGCGGTATAAGACAATCAGCAGAACAAGCAATTGATACGCTTGGTAAGTTTAAATTAGAACTTAAACAAACAGCTGATGAGTTGAAAAAGACTATTGGCGGCGCAACTGTTGGCGATACCAAATCTATTAACGAATTAATTGCGGCTACACAAAAGGCAAATGAAGTAAAGGAAAAGACTGTAAAGATTGACCAAGAACAGGAAAAGTTACGCAAATTATCCATTCAATCCGAACGCGAGGAATTAAAACTAAAGAAGGATTTAGAAAACCAAGCCATTAAGCAACAAAAGGCAAAGGAAAAAGAGATTAAACTTGCACAACAAGAGCAAAGTATTTACGCGCAAACATCCAAAAGGCTGAATGAATTACGCAAGGCTTACAAAGATTTGGCTATTCAGAACAAAGAAAATACTGCTGAAGGTCAAAAGTTAATCGCAGAAATTACCGAATTAGATACTAAACTAAAAAAGGTTGATGCTACAGTAGGACAGCACCAAAGAAACGTTGGTAACTATGAAGGCGCAACAATGTCACTACGCGCTGAATTACGGATGCTAACACAAGAACTTGCAAACATGGATACGGCTGATCCTCGCTTTGCATCAATGGCACAAAGAGCGGGTGAGTTACGTGATTCAATGCAAGATGCACAGGGTGTAATCCAAGCAACTGCCGGTACTGCTGTTGAGAATTTAGCCGGTTCAATGGTTCGCGCTGGTCAGGTAGGCGTTGCGGCATTTCAAGGTGTACAATCGGCAATGGTATTGGCTGGTGTAGAAAATGAGCAACTAATGAAAGCAATGGTTCAATTACAAGCTGTTGCTGGTT